CGGTATTGGCGGTATTACTTGGTCCAACAACACATGAAGGGGCAATCCGGCCGTAGCCAGAAACTCCGATGCTATCTCCTGCACTAGCGTCGGGTTCTTTCCTTTCAGAGCTGCCGCCGCATCGCTGCGTAGACGACTCAGATAAGAGAGAACGCTTGGATCCCCTTTCTTCGAATTTGATTTCTCTGGATAGGTTGTCATAATAAATCATATCAGGTTTTGCTGGGAAGTCACCCAGCATAATTGCAGACTCCTGACCATTCATAATGTACTTTCTGAACGCACTCGTAGGTAACTTAACATCAACCTTCCTAGCATATTCTTCAAGACCATTAGTCATGGTTTCGTCATTAGCACAGAGCAACGACAAGCTCTGTAGTGTACTGCTTAAAACTTCAACATCCAACTTCCGCTTTCGCAACGGTTGTAGGAGTCGGAGAAAAATTTTGTCACGGTATGCCGGGACCATCACATAACCACCGAGTCTCAACGTCCATTTCATACCGAGAAAAGTCATGCCATCCAGGTCTTTCTGATACCTGTCACATTTCTTAACCAATAATCCACAAGACGAATAACACTCCGCTATCATCCCTGAAAAATCCCTTTTATCATCCAGCAACTCAGTACGAACACCGAAATTCGCATCATCACCATGCACAACGGAACACACAACACTAGCAGCTAAATGAATAGCCGCTGGATTATATGCCTTCACGCACGGTAAATCAGACTTTGTAACGATTCGCATTGAGAACCTAAACTGGACAAATAATGTCGAAAAACTATTAATAATGGTCGTCAATAAATGACCACTAGGGTTTAGTCCAAGTCGAGGACGACACAGACTGCCTATCATCTCCATATGATCACCAAGTCTGACTAGCTTTCTGCCAGCCAAACAAGATGACTCATACGAAATCAACAGACTATCCGGAATCCTCATAACCTTACACCAAGCCTTATGAGCCAAATAAATCAAATCACCGGAAAGACGTAAATCCATGGAACTTACATCCACCTCATAAACATCCTTCCCATTTAGCTTCGATGATATCAGATTAAAACCTCCTTTTAACAAAGAAAAACCAAGAACCATAGGGTTAGACACAACAGCATCTTCAATGAACCTATATGATTTATGATGAATCATACGTTGGATCACCTCCAACACTAAATCACCACCCCATATAAGACGTTGTCGTTGTTCTTCTATCTTACTCACAGTTGTATGCTCTTCCTTCAAGAAAATATTAAACCGAGGCATCGCCTCTAAATCATTAATAGTTAACACACCTCTAAC